CGCCCCGCGTGTTCGCTGGATCGCTACCGATGTCAGCTACGTCGCCTACTTTGTTAATACCTGTCGGATCAGCCATTGTGGTTACTTTTTACCTTTTTTAGCGGATTCACGCTTTACGCTGTACGCGATTGCGACCGCCTGTTTGACAGGTTTTCCGGCGTTTACCTCTGCCTTAATGTTCTTGCGGAACGCGGCTTTGCTGGGTGACTTGACCAGAGGCACTTTAGCGTTTCTTTGCCGTTGGCGTTGGCTTCATGTTCACCGTTGTGCGGATGACCTGTACAGGTTTCGGCATTTTAACTGCCGAACGACCGCCGGCTGCGCTTGTCGTACCTTCGCGTGCCATGATCTTCATGGCTGCTGCCTTGCGGGCTGGATCGCTGTTAGCCATTGCGGCCTTTTCAGCCTTCACAGTACCAGACTTGTACAGGCTGCGTGTGTATTTATTGGCTGGCATTTACTTACCCTTCTTAGCTGGCTTGGCCGTCTTGGCGCTGTCTTTAAACGCCTTGGCAGTGGGGGCGCCTTTAGCGCCGGGTTTACGCATTTTCTCGCCAGAGCCAGCGGCTATGCGGGCTTTCTTGGCGTGGATGTTGGCATATAGTCCAGGTTTCATGGGCATTTCCACCTTCTCAAACTTGCTTTGGCACGTTCGCCATCTTTAGCCTTGGCAGCCACTGCACCCATACGCGCGCAGAATGACGCTTTGCGTCCTGCGTCAGCCTTTGTCTTCGGGCTGGGCGCAGGCGCCTTTAGTTTGCTGCCTGTTGCAGCGTTATACTTGGCTCTACCCGCGGCTGTCAGCCCTGCACCCTTAGATACAGGCAACTTCTCACCCCGGCCTACGGACAACGACACAGATTTTTTCTTGTCTGCCATTAACTGCCCATCCAGCTTGTAGAAACTCCAGCGGGAGAATACCCGCTTGTCGTGCGTCTGTCAACGCGTCCTTGTCGAAAATCCCGTGACGCGACAGGAAAGGCAAACGTGACCGCTATGGCGTCCGCTGCGTCAGGTGACGCCAGCCCGCGTGACTTCATATCTTTCTTGCTTTCAAGGAACAGTGTCCCCTTGCTGTCAGGCTTGGTGCGCGGGCTAATAAGGTCTGTTTTCAGGAACCTGTCGTTAGGCACATGGCCTGTGCGTAGCCAATCTCGCATGGCGCCCCACATCTCTGCGCGCTTGTTGCCCCACATGATCTGGTTCTTGGCTTTGTTGCCGAAGTTTACGCCGCGTATTTTGTACCGCTGCTCTTTCAGCCTGTCCACGACGCCTGCGCCTAGCCCGCCTTCGTCGATGCAGACCAGTGCAGGCTTGAACTGCTCTATGGCGTCGATGACGTAGCCGGCCACTTCCATTGTGTCAGCGCCGCGGTGTCTCCGCAACTCTAGAATGTCACGGCCCTGCCGTATGGCGATGACGGTGGCGTCGGCGCCAAAGCGTGCAGGGTCTACACCTATGACGATGGGCGCGCTGTCATCTTTGACAGGTGGCCGCTTCATGGCGTCATCAACCAGATTGCTGCCGATGAACTGATCGTCACCTTCTGATGGGAAGTTACCGTAGACTTCGACACTGGCTTGGTAGCTGTCTGGCCCGTACTCGTCGATGATGCGCTGGTACAGGTTTTTGTCTGTACCCTCGACATCACGGGCGTCAATCACCCGCGTTGACCAGAACGCCCGCTTGCTGTGGAAGGTTTCGTAGAAATACCCTGTATTGCGCCGCGGGTTGGAGAAAGCCAGATGGAACCGATGTGGTGTATTCTCTGTAAAGAAACCATCCGATACGGACCATATGCTGTCGGGTATACCGCTGGCTTCGTCAAAGATCAGCATCACACCGTCGAAGTTGTGGACACCAGCGTAGGCGTCAGGGTTCTCTTCTGACCACAGCCGGCCCTCGACTGACCAGTAGCGCGTGCCTTTCTTCAGGTCGCGCTCGACCAGTTCGGTCAGCCACTTGGCTGGCATGATCCGTGTGGCGGCTATCTCGAACCAGTGACTGTTCAACGACATCGCCAACCACTTGGTAATTTCTGCCCATGTGACTGACCGCAATTGCGCTTCGGAGTTTGCCGACACGATGGTAGTGCTGCCGATCCTGCTGGAGAGCATCCATATCGTCAGCCATGACACCAGCGCAGACTTGCCAATACCGCGCCCTGACGCAATCGCCATCCGCGCTGTGCTGAAGTCTATCTTACCGTTGTTCTCTTTGATGTGGTCACGCAAGTCGGCAAGTATCTGCCGCTGCCATTTACGCGGGCCGGGGAAATGCTCCAGCGGCGTGCCTGCTTGGCCCCACGGGAATGTGTACAGCACAAAGGCTAGTGGGTCATCCTTTAGAGATGGACTCCACAACCTTGCCATCAATTCCATTTCTTCCGATGCGCTGTATATCGGTGTTTGCATTGGAGTTATCCTCTAGCTGGGGTATCTCTAGATACGTCCCTTCGATGACGCGCTGCTGGGCTTTCTCCAGCGCGCCTGTAATGCTTATCTGTTGGTCGATGTTCACGTCGATCTGCTGCTTGGCTACCCAGCCGTGCTGATGCTTGAGTATCTCCAGCGCAGCCTTAGCATCGCCATCGCGCGCAGCTTCGTACATGGTCTTGCCGGCGGTGTACTCGCCGTCGGTGCGCCCCTTGATCTCAGCCATCTCGACCAGCGGGTCGGATTCCGCCAGCACACGAAATTGCCGCGGGGTCATGCCAGCCGCCATAGCGAGGCTATCACCTTTTAGCCCGTAGCGGGCAGCTTCATAGATTGCCTCCAGCCGCGACTCGGTGGCCTGCGTCCGTTCTGGTGTAAATGGCAGTGAGTAAAATGTCATTAGCTGCACAATAATCTACTGGGAACAAATACGCAACAGGCTTTGGTGCAGTGACATTTTAAAAAAAATAAATTGCTCTTACATTCTACAAATAAAAAAAATTGTCTGCGACCCGTGACCGTGTCAGCCACGCGGCGCTCGGCCCTGCCACCCCCCACCCCCTGCTCGACGCGTTCTGCTTTTGTTCTATAGCGTAGATTCTGGGTTGGCCTTTCCCTTTACGTCAACGTCAACGTAGCGAAAAACATATTGGCTGGCTGGCTAGCTTATTGCGAACCGTTATTAGTTAGGCGATCTAGGCTATGAGATAACAAGTCGCCGATGAACCGAGTGCTAGCTTTACGTTAACGTCAAGTCTAGGCGATCTAGGCTATCTAGGCTATGCGTTTTCAAGTCGCCGTGAAGTGCGGGAAACCTATATGGTTATATTGTATATAATTTTATTATTTTCATCAGTGACTATATATTCAATAGCCTAGATCGCCTAACTGGCTTCGAGACGCGCGGGATTCCGCCATTTAAAAATAGTCATTTCACGCGATCGCATAGCCTAACTTTTGACTATTTTATTTTTCTTTGCATTTTACGCTTGCAAGTGCCCTCTTATTCTGCGACGGACGTATTGCAACACAATGTGTAGCGATATCGACACAACATAGGAGTGAGACAATATGTTAATGCAAACTAAATCCGAATTGGCGCTGGCTTATGATATATCCGCGCTATCGTTAGATATCCAATTGCAGATTTTAGGCAACGATCATAACCGCTCGTTATTTAGCCGCTTCCCCGATAAATTGCTTGGCATTGATACAAACGCCAAAACGATCAAGGGCGAAAAATACGGTATAAAAACGGCTATACTATATCTAATGCCAGCAATGGGAAGCGGCGTGCAAATGTGTGCTATGGCGTCAACCGCCGGCTGTGAAGGGCCTTGCCTATTTATAGCCGGTCGCGGCGCAATGAATAGCGTCATGCTTTCACGTTTACGTAAAACGCTATATTTCAATCAATACCGCGATCAATTCATGCTGCAATTGCAAAACGAGCTTATCCGCGAGCGGGCTAAGGCAAAACGCCGCGGCTATAAGCTTATCGTACGTCTAAACGGTACTAGCGATATTCGTTGGGAAAATGTCGGCATTGGCTATGCATATGCAAATATCATGCAAGCTTTACCAGATATCCAGTTTTACGATTATACAAAGCTTGCCAACCGTAAACATATCCCGGCTAATTACGATCTAACATTTAGCTATAGCGGCGTTGAAGCTTATCAACCGTTTGTCGCTAAGGCCGTCGCTAATGGCGAGCGTATCGCGGTAGTTTTCCGCAATCGCGCTATCGTTGAAGCAATGCTAGCCAATGGCGATACGTTTTTAGGCCTACCCGTCGTTGACGGTGACGATACGGATATCCGCCATTTGGATCCGCGCGGCGCTATCGTTGCGCTATACGCTAAAGGCCCGGCGCGCCGCGATCAATCCGGCTTTGTTGTCGGCTAAACCTAACCTAACTTGAAAGGCTAATATCATGATTAACAATTGGACGGCTTGGGCGATCTTAACAGACGGTCAAAAGATTGCTTGGCCTAAGCTTAGGCAAGGGCAAGCCAAATGGCGCTTTGATTTTCTTAAACGCGGTATGTTGTACCGCGGCGTTGAAATCAAAAAGTGCGGCTATCTGCAAAACGATTAGCGCCATATTAGCCGCGCGACCGTTACCGCGCGGCGTTTATGGCGCTAATGCCAGCAACAGTACAGTAAAGGATAATACACTATGAACCGTACACTAAACGTAATTGCGCGCGATATTAGCCGCGACTGGACCAAGCCTTATTTTGGCGCGGCGCCCTATCTGGACGCTATGCATAGCCTACAGACTATCCGCGATAAGTACTATTACGACGACGCCGAATCCGTCGTACGCTATTTTCTGGCTAACGCTACAACATGGAAGGGTGAGACTGCCCGCGCGATCAAAGCCGAGCTTAAAACGCTATTGAAGGGCGCCTAGGCTATGGTCGCGCACCTTATTGCCACCGTCGGCTTTGGCGCCGTTCTGGCGCTATCGATAACCGCCATAATCATTACGTTAAAAGGACAATAAACTATGACACAGGACAGAAATTATTTGCGTATGCTATCGGATAGCGAATTAGTCCGTACGGCATTAGACCGTAACCATGAGCTAGCGGTAGTGCTAGCCGAACGGCTTAGCGAATTGCTAAACGTCGAAACGGAATTAGACGATGCGAAAAAGCTAATCGACGAATTAAGCCACCGTTGCAATACTTGGCTTGCTGAAACGGTATCCTTGCAAGCGCAATTAGCCGCTAAATGACGGCGCTAATCGCCGGCGCCGCTTTATTCTTATTAACCTTAATATTGGACGATTGATTATGACACCCGAAAAATATGCGATTGTTGCCTTGCTATCCTTGCAAGCAACGACCTTGCTAATCCTATGGCGCACAAATGCCGAACGGCATTGGTTCCGCATGGCATGGATTCGCGAAAGCCGTGAATTGCTCACCTTCAAGAAAGGGCAAGACTAATGGAATATTCACTGCGAAAACAAATCCAACACTTAGCTAGTTATATAAGCGATAGGAGCGTGATTGCTGCCTATATCAATAATGAGCACGGCTTAAATCTGACACTGCGCGACATTATCGAAGTGACGGCGGATAACCGCCGGCGCTTCTATAGTGCAGACCATAAACCCATGATGCCCTCGCCGCTGATCGTGACGCACAAGCGAAAAGGATACGACGATTTGGCTATGGCGCTATTCAAATATCATGCCTCCCGGTCATTCGGGCCAGAACAAAAATATTGGCTTGAACGGCTAAACGACAAGCGCGCCAAACCTATAACAACAGTGGAGCTATAAAATGATTAAGACACCCCAAGCCGCCCCATTAGGGCGCAAATATCGCGTATCGTCCGAAAGCGCATGGCCCCTGCGCGGCCTAGACGGAAAGACGTTTGCAGAACGCCGCAAGGAACGGGAGCAAGGCAAGTGAGCCGCCCCATGTTCTACCCAATGGGGACACTAGCCGTAGGCGAAGTTGGTAGTATGCCAGCCGCTAACAAGGGCGATGCCAAGCGCACCAGCCGCAACGTCAGTCAATACGGCATCCGTAACGGCAAAGCCTTCAAGTGCCGCACTGTGGGCGGCGTAACCTTCATAACTAGATGGATGTGAGACAATGACAGACCAAAACGGATATATGAAACTGACACGCATTCCAGCAGTGCGTTCAGCTAAAGACCCCAACACTTTCACCAATCACTTGACCACCGAAAGCGGCGGGATAGGCGATAGGGTAACAGATGAAACCGCCACGCATTACATGATGCACCACTTTTGGATCGAGGAAAAGAAATGACGGACAAAATACCAGTCTACGTTCACGCCGCACGACCAGTATGGCGGGATGACCCTTGGCCGGATAACGGGTTCATAGACCCCGCCGACATACGCTACCGCATCGACCCCAAGACAGGAAAGCCGCTACATATTTATGGCGACCTAGCCGTTTTGCTGAATGATGACGGAACTACCATAACCGAACACTGGGGCAAAGATGGCAGACTTCACATGACCAGCTATCGAACAGTGCCCTATCCTAAAGATTGGAAACCAGCATGACCAACATTGAACAAAGAGCGCTGGTGGACGCCATTAAAGAATGCGACGATGGCGCATATTGCGAAACTGTGGTTGAATACGCAGACAAACTCCGCGCCGCACTGGAAGCTCGTGGACTGGAGATAAGGAGTAAGAACGATGACCGATGAAGAAGCAGAAGCCTTTGAGGACTACGACAAGCGCGCAGAAGCTACCTTAGCCTATCGCCTGTTGGAGCATCTCGCCTTTAGGGGTGTGTTGACTGATGACGAAGTCTGTCATCTGCGCTACCCACCCTGCGAATTGATCCTAGACGCAGAAGCAGTGTGGGAGGAATAACTAATTGAAAACAAAAGACAATAAAAATAATTATTTCATAAGTCTTTGAAAACAAAGGAAAGAAAGTTATTGACATACCCTCAAACTCTGATATAATGAGCCATCAAGACGGGAAACCGCCTTGATGGTTCTTTGACATTGATAAAAGGAAAGTGGAGCATGACACTAAAAGACTTACGCGCGCGCGCTGAAGCCATCGGCATCCAGATTAAAGCGGAACGCTTCAGCGTCCCGATTGAAGGTAGCCTCTGGGGTTACTGGCTGGTTGACGAAGCGACAGGTAAAGGCCCGTGGGACGATGACAACTACTGTGCCGATAAAGATGAGATATCGGATGGGCTGGCTGCATTGGAGATAGAGCGGGCAGCCGCCATACCAAAGTGGACGGCGCAACACAAAGCTGACTTGGCCGCATTAGCTGCGGGGAAAAGCGTTCCCGTCAGGTGGCGCGTTTTCTAAAATAAAAGCCCCCGGCGGAGTGAGACGCCGGGGGCTTAAAAAGGTCAGCGGAGCATCACCGACCTTATCAGTATATCATCGCACGATATCAGATGTCAATTCCTACCGATGTTTGGCATGATGCTATTCTTAGGCAACTCTTCAGCCATGCGGCGCAACTCTGACTTGCTGTAATTCTTAACAAGATCAGGCGCGACAAAGATATGTTTTTTGGTAGGCAATTCGGTCGATCCGATTCGGCCCATGTCAATCCAGCCCGCTTCCTTCAACGCATGAAGCAACGCAGCCTGTGGGACTTTGACACCAGCGGGCACGTTAATCGCCAGCGCGTCACAAATACGATGGAACGGCCCACCGATGACACCATCAGAAAACACGCCCGACCTTGCACGCATCAGGTCTACCAGATAGCTTTCCGCTACGCTCATGCCATGCTCGACCATGTTTAGCTTCCATTCGGTCACTGGTGGTGCAGCAGCAGGGTTAAACGCCGAAACGTCGCGCTGATGCAGCCAAGCGGCGCATTTTTCATAGCCGCCCTTCTCATACCAGCCCCATAGCGTTTTGGCTGCGCCTGTTGTCATGCGCGGTGCGCGTGTCCAGACGCAGAGCCACCGACGATCCTGCGTAGGCAATGTGATCGGCAGCGGATCGTTCGTATACGCAACCACCATCAAGCGGTTGATCAATTCATAGGGGTGCATACCCTTACGATTGACGGACAACGTCTCAGGCGGCGCAGCGATGAGCGGCTTTAGCTTGTTAGCCATAGCGCGACGCTCTCTTGCCTCTGGTTCCTTTAACTCGTTCAGGATAACCACTTCAGCCTCAAGCGCATAACCCCATTGGCTATCCAACCCGCCAGCCTCAATGACTGACCTGTTGCGCCAGTGCTTGCCGCCAAGCGCCCAAAGGAACGGCTGGAACATACTGTCCTTGCCCGCGCCTTCATCGCCGCCGATAAGGATTGCATGGTTTATCTTGATGTTTGGGTTCTGTATCTTGAACGCCATAGCGTCAAGGATGTGATCCAACTCTGCGTCATCTGCTACCAGATTGCGGCAATGGCCAAGCCACGGCTCGACATCGTGATCCGCGATTGTGTCGCTAAGGGCTACATCAGGGCGGGCGTTTGTCCACCTGTTGCCGTAGACCAACCCGTCGCGCGTCACCAGAACGTCATCGCCAGCGGCAAACGTCACCGCTGCCAGTGCAGGCGCGCCACGATCTTGGCGGCGCTCGTCAAAATAGATGGATGACTGCACGCGCTGCGTCTTCTTATGGATAGAGCGGCAGTCAACGTGACGGAACAGGGCGTTGAACACGTTGCGGGCTATCTCTTGACGTGTCACCATGTCGAAGTAGCAATCATCAGACTGTATATAAGCGAAACGCTCGAACCACTCGCTTTGTTCCAGCCGTCCTGCTTCTTTCTTTTCGACCTCACGCACGCGCGCTGCGGCTTCGTCAGGAAAGGCTTCCGTTGGCGCTATCTTGTCATACATTGACGCCATACGTTCAGCGATTAGTTCGTCACGCAAGCCCGGCGTTACCTTTGGCCCGCCGTTAGCAGCCACCCAATCAAGGAACGTGCGGCTGTCTAAGTCTTGGCAGTGTCCATGATAGCAACAGAACGAACGATCAAGCGGCTTGTAGCGCGCCTCTATCATGCCATCGCTGTGGTCTGCATGGTTAGGACAGACGATAGCACACCAGCCGTCATTGTTCAGCGTGCTAAGGACTAGGCTCTTTTCGTTTAGCCATGTCAGGACGTTGTCCAACCCGCTGTCGCGCAACTGCACAGCCTTAAACTCTGCGGTGTCGCCTTCGGCTGGTGTAACGTCTAGCGCGCTACAAATCTGCTCTAAAGTGTATTCGCGCTCTGGGTGAAACTCGACCAGCCGCGCAGGAAAGCCACCACGCCCGCGCTTCATGTTGACGCTGCCGGGGATACGACAGTTACGGACAGCGTTAGTCGCGCCCGGATCAGTGTAGCCAGCATCTGCAATAGCTTTGACGGCAGCGCAGAAGTCGCCCTTGTTTGGCTGTTCGCTGAACGCATAGCCCCACTGGAACGAACCTTCGCTTGTTTCCAGTATCCATGTCGGGTCAAGCGGGGGTGTCTTTGACTTAGTGCCGATGTCATCCAGCATCATGAACAACACAAACTCGACGTTGCTCGACTTGGCAGCGGGCTTGCCGTCTACAAAGCGGTCAACGATGAACGATCCTGTGTTGACATACCAAGCCTCGCCTTCTTTCATGCGCGCCTTCTCTGGCAGGAACGCAGGAAAGGTTGCCTTCGGTGCGCCGTCTGCGTGGTATATCAGGTTGCCATCGCTGTCATGCGTGGGCTTCTGACGAACGACTAAAGCTGTCTCGCCCACTGTATCAGCGGCTAATCCAGTTATGTAGTCGATGAACTTCTTGCGATCCTCACTCATCGCTTGCTCCTTATTTTCCATAACGATCCATGATAGCCACTTCAGCGTTCAGGGGAAGCCCTGATGCCCAAGGTGGCGGCGTACACATTATCTGCACCAGCCGCGCTGCGGCAGCCTCTGCATCTTCTTCTGGCACTTCCAAAACGATTTCATCGTGGATGTGCAAAACTACATCGTCCAACTGCCGCAAGGCGTAGCGCAGCAAGTCGTTGGCGACAGCCTGTGTGATGTTTTCACACGCTAAACCGCGCCATAGCCGCGCCCTTGGCCACTCCTTAGCGTCGGCTGCGGGCTTCCAAGAAGCCTTCGCGTAGGTCAGGTCACCTTTCTCATCGAAACGGGCGAAAGGATAACATAACACACGGCCAGACGGAAGGGCATACCAAAGATGCAATCCGTCAAATAAATATGTAACGCGCCCCGTTGTAAACTCACGATTCTTATTCCGCATGGCACGCATATAGGTGTCTTCAAGGCCAGACCAGTACGGCACGGCCCACTTGTTAGCCCTGCGCCATGCGTCCACCATGCGCTTTGCATCGCTCTCTGACATCAGCAGGCCGTAGATGCGGCCCATGCTGGCGAACGCACCGACGCCGCCGGCAAAGCCGCACGCCAACTCTTGAACCTTACCGATCTGGCGCTGGTCTGTGTTGACATCGCCGTAACCGACATGGAAGGTTGCCATAGCGTTGTGCTTGTACACGTCTTCGCCCTTGGCAAATATGTCCAGCTTGTTCGCGCCGAAGCTGCTGTTGGACGCCCACGGCGTCACACGCGCTTCAATGGCTGCCCAATCGGCAACCACAAGCCGCTTGCCTTTGCCCGCCATCAGCGATGGGCGCAGCATACCTTTTAGAACGTCAGTTACGCGGCGGCCATGATCGGGAACAATCTGATGCCCGCGCACCATAGCCTGCCGTACTAATGCCGGGTTTCCGGCACACTTGCGTGGGAAGTTATGGACTTGAAGCCCAAATGATGAAGCACGGCCAGTAGCACTTCCTCCTGAAAATACGAACGCTCCTCTAACCTTATGATCCTCCTCGTCAGCAAGCGCCGCCGCACGTTGGAATTTAGCAACGGACGATGCCCACAGATCGTCCGCGCACTGGATGACTTCCGCAACTTCCGATGGTACTTCATCTGGGTTTTCCTCCGCTAGTATTAGCAGCTTTGCACGTACACTCTTGTCGATAGATAGCTTGGCTACCCCATCCTTGTAAATGGTCGCCAGTTCAAGCGCCTGCGGCCCTACCTTGTCCAGCACCCACTTCTTCATCTTGGGGCTGCGGACGGACTTTATCTCGCCGTTGGTTATCTCTGCGACAATGTCTTGTATCTCAGCCAACTCAGCTTCAGCATAGCGCACGGCAGCCAGCGCCAATGGCCGGTCAAGCAACACGCCGCGGTCGTTGATGCGTTCGTTGACATGATAGTCTGCCAACTCTTCGTCGGACAGCGGACGCTGCGCCTGCGCTATGGCACGCATGGCCCGCACGTCCTGTTCGCAATAGTCAACCATCTCTTGCATCAGCTTGGCGTCTTCGCGGAATGTGCCGTCGCCTTGCGGAATGGATAGCGCGCGGATCAGTTGTCCGCCGCGATGGTCTTTCTTCATGGTGGCGCCAGCGAAGCGGCCCACATCCTCAAGGCTGCCCGGCGCGCAGTTGCCGCGCGCTTGTGCTGCGGTGCAATAAAACTGCTCCAGCTTGAACTCGACCTGTAGGACATACCAGAATATCAGGCGCTCGAACGCTGCATTGTGCGCGTACACCAACCCCTTATGATCTTTGACGGCTTGCGGGAAAGGCTCACTGGGTAGCCACGTCCGCACGTCTTCGTCATCAAATGCGTATGACATACACAGCACGTCGGTGCTGGCGTCCTGCGCGTAGTTGTACACGCCGCGGCTGCGAAGGTCGCACCGGCTGCGCGTTTCAAAGTCAATCCATAATTTAGACATAGAAGTTCTCACTCTTCCGCTACTCGCCGGAGCGCCCAACACGCCCCGGCTTTCACGCCCCTTAAACTACGCGACGCCGGCGACGCGCACCTTCAGCGGCTTCAGGTTCAGCGGCGACTTCCAATTCCGCATCCTCTGTCTCTTCAACCGTATTTGCATCCATAGACACCCAATCGGCAATATCAAAAATAGGCGTAAGCACCTTGCCATACTTCTTGTGCATATAATGCTCGACCTTCAGTTCGATCAGCGGCACAGGCTTGGTCTGGTCTTTCTCGACCTGATCCGCAACGGCGACTGCCAAGGCTTGCACTGCACGTTTGCCGCCAACTGATGTAGCGGTGAAGCGTGCCTGCATACCCTTGTCTTCGCCGTTGGTGCAAACAAGCATCATGCCAACTTGCATTTCCCAGCCGCGTTCTGCGCCTGACGGTGCTGGCTCCAACTCTGGCAGCGGCTCTGACACCGGCACTAGCTTTTCAGCCAACACTTCGCCAGTACCCCAAGCAATGTAGCCGTGGACGAACGAAAACGGGTTAGCGGCCCAGAGGCTGCCTTCTTCGATTTCGGTCTGGTCTGCACCGAAAACCCAATGGCCTGTCTTGTCCATCTTGAGGATGACTGTGCCTGTTGGCCCAACTTCCGTCTGGATGGAGCGCAGCGCGCCAGAGAGTGATTGAACGGACGGCAAGTTAGCGCCGCCAAATGTAGTGATATTCGACATTATATTGTACCTTTTCTGTTACTGGATTTTGGCCATAGCTTTGGTAAGCATCTGACCGATTTGTAAAACCGCTGGCCGGGAATCATTTTCCGGCGCAAGGGTTGAACCACTGGAGACAGCGACAATTAAGTCCGCTGGCAATTCTATCTTGGCTTTCTTCAAAGCCTTTTCCGCTTGTGCAGGCGACAGCGGCTTGGGATCAGCCCATGCCTCTACGCCAGCAGCCGACATGAAGGCTACAGCTTTATCCTCGTTTGTCCACTGCCTTGTTGCACGTTTGTTGACCAGCTTCCAGCCGGGGACTTTCTGTCCCGCTTCCAGAAGCCCATGCGCCAACTGCTGCAAATCCTTAATGAACGCCTCTATCATGGGTGCCTGCTCCAGATAGTGCGCTATCTGATCGACAGGCAGTGCTTCCATCTGGACTTTCAGCGCACGGTCTACAGCGCCGGTCATGACAGGGCAGAC